TTATCATTAAAGAATTCATCTGGTTTTTCTAATACTTGATATATCATTTGATATTTTACTTCGTAGTAAGTTAATAACTTTTTTGACGGAGCACAAATTACTATACGACGTTCAAAATTTTCTAGTGGCTCGTTATCCATAAACTCTCTTAGATGTTTATTTGAACCCCAATATGTTTGCCAATCAGATTCTTTTACTGCAAGTTTATAAGCAGGTCTTCTACCTACTACACCTTCATATTCAGCTAATTCTCTTTTGGTTAATTTTACTTTACGGGTGAATTGTAGTATTTTTTTACCTATATATTCTTTACCTGTAGGTTTATGTATTATTCTATAGACAAATCCGTGTGTGTTATCCGGGAAATCGGATATTTTTTCGATTTCCTTATTTTCATAAATCCAATTCATAATTGATTATTTAAGTATCTAAATTGACTATTATAGTAGTGTCGACTTCTTGAGAAATAGGAATTGGGTTTGATAATTTTCCTACCATTAGTAATTCGTTGCTTTCGTTATATAATCCCACTGTAGTAACGTATGGGGTAAAAAATGAACCAGTTACAAAATCATAATATGCATCATTATTACTTCCTGATAATAATGTTGGGTTTAATGAAAACTGAAATTCATTTTCATTGATAGTACATTTATATTGATTTTCGTATATTCTAAGTGATGATTGGAAACTAACTGATAGATTATTTAAATTTGTTAAACTGGATGACATTTCAGCACCTAAACCAGCCATTGAACCTGTAGTAAAAATAGCTATCCCATGAGAATAAAATATTTGTCCTATAGTATCTCCTACTTCAACGTCCTCTGCTTCCCCATAAACTGATGAACCATATGATCCGGTTCCATAATCTCCTACTTCTCCTGTAGCTGAATTAACTGTAAGATTTCCTTCCCCATCATCTATTATATTATACCCTAAACCACCTGAAGATGTGTAAGTAACTTCAAATGTATAAGGAACAATATTTTCTCCAAAAAGTTTTGCCGGAATTGATATTACAGATAAATCTCCATTTTCACCATCTCCTTGGGGAAAATGTCTTTCTTGAACTAATGAAGATTGTAAATAATTTTCAAAGCTAGGAGAATTTGCGGGACCTATAAATCTATCATCTGATCTATTTACTCCTGGAATTATACTTTGGGTAGGAACTAAATCACCCCTACTCGAAGATAAATAATTTGTATAATATAATTGTTTTATACTACCATATACCCCAGTGGTATTTTGAATAGATACAAACCCTGTGGCATTAGATGGGTATGAATAATCAAAGAGAGTAGATGGATTTTTACCATAATAAACTTCAATTCCAACATTAGATGCTGTCATAGCTGTGCCAGTAAAAGAAAATTCTTTGCTGACATCAAATGGAGTTATAGTAACATCCTTTGTGTTTAATTGTTTGAATGCACTCATTCATTAGAAGTCTAACTTAACTCTTACGAGAAGTTCTTTTGTAAAATCTTTAAGCAATGGTCTTGATAATTTAGCTACTGCTAATAATTCATTATTATTATTATATAAACCTACAGTTGTAATATATGTTTTTGGGTTATTAATAAATGAATCAAACAATACTTCACCAGTTGACCCTGATATAAATGATGGATTTTCAGAATAGTTAAAGTCAGTATTTTTTGCTCTTACAAAAATAAAATCAGATGATAATGTTTCTTTTGAGTTAAGGGTAAATCCAAAACCACCACTTCCAGCGTCATTTAATGCATTAAAAACTAATCCTTGATTATAATCAGCAGTACTAGGATTACGTAATGTTCCTAAAGCAATACCACCTCCAGCTGTAGGTCCATCTAATGCTTTACCATTTAATAAAATTAAACCTACATCAGGTAAAAACCAACCATAAGATCCTGAATTAACTGTCCAACCATTAGCTTCGGTATCAGTAAAAACAGTTCCTGCTGAACCTGAAACTAAATTAAATCTTCTACCTGCATCTGTAAATACTACAGCACCTCCTAAACTACTATCGTCGGTTAATGAAATATTACCTCCTGAACCTGATAAGTTAAGTGTCATGGTTCCAGGTAATAATGTTTCTTTGTAACGTGCCCTTTCTATATTAAGAGCATAAAAATATTCAGTGCTTTGATTTCCAAATACAAATTCAGCAAATTCATCTCCTAAAACTAAAGTACGGTATTGACCATAATTTGTTCTTGTTGGAGAAGATCCTGCTACAAGAGCATTATAATCAGTACTACCACTACCTTCCACATCACAATATGCAATTCCAAATTGAATGGCAGCTGAAGTATCAGTTGATGCTGTTTGGTAGATGTCAAAATAATATTCTGAAGCATTACTAACAACTTGAACTGATGATGTAAAAAATGATGTTAAAGTAGGAGCATTATTACTCCAAGCTGCAGTTGTTACAGCCTCATTACTTAATACTAAATCTTCTGGATCGAGTCTTTGAAATCCCATATTTTATATATTTTTTATGTTGTTGTTTTATTTATAATAACTGGTACTTGCAATCTTGCTCCACTGTCTCTACCAATTACATTTAATGTAGCGTATAAAGCGGTTTGAGAACCAAATAATGTATTTACTCCGGTTGCTTGTAATGATAGTGTAGTTCCTATAACCGTTCTTGAAACGTTTGTACCGTTGGTTATTGTTGGACTTGTTGTGTTTAAAGTTTGAGCAGCCGCTGAATTAACTCCTGTAGCAGTAAATATATTCATCAATCTAACATCTGAAATAGTAAATACATAACCTGAAGGTTCTGTAGTACTATTATTATTTAAATAATTTAGAGTTTGTGGTGTTATTGATGTTTGTGCTGTTTGTTGAAGTATTACACTTGATAACCCTAATGAAATAACAGGCATTCTAGCTGTACCACGAGCTAAAGTAGCCAATTTATATTTTAGCATTTGTGTTTCATCCGGAAATGCTTCTAAAAGAGGCATGTTTTCAATTGCTTCTCCATAAAATGCAGAACCTGATGGGTGTGATGGATTATACAAAGTATAATCTATTTCATCATCCCCTAAAGCAAATTGAGTAATATTGAATGTACCATCACCTTTAGCTAGAAGCTCTCTACCTTTTTTGGTAAGGATGGCATCAATTGTTACTACTTGATTATTTAAATATCCCATTGTTGAATTATTGTTTTAGTTATAAATATACGATTTTTTTAATTTTTATCCAAGTTTTTCTATTCAGTATCATCATTTCCAAAAGCATTACTAGCTTTTAACTGATTTATTAGTGTTTGTACGTTTCTTTTTTGTGTATCTGTTAAATCATTTGGTATTAAATATCCTTTACCTGAATATGTTTCTGCACCATTAGAACCTAAAGGTTTGAAAGGAGATTTTACATTTACTATATTATCAGCATCTTGCCGTTTTCTAACAGTATATGAATAAATACTTCCACTAGGTATTTGACTTGTTAATGTTGATGGATCAGGATGAACATTTATCTTATTAAATAATTTCATATCAAAATTACTTCCTGGCCATGAACTACCTGCTGCTGGAGGAATATCTAAAACAGTTCTAGATTGAATAGCATACTGATTTGGATAAGGAATTATGTTTTCTTCTACCCCTAACACTTGAAAGTCTTGATTAATATAACCACTTGAACCTGATAAATATGTTACTCTTATTTCATCACCTCTTTCTATTAAAAATGGTTGTTCATCATTTTCATAATTTGGGAGTAATGATTCACCTGGATTGAATTTAAAATAAGAGGCAGGGTCATCTTTGTCAATCCCAGGAGTTACCCCAATTAATATAGGTTGCCCACCGGATAAAATAGTATCACCTATATATATTTCATTAGCTACACAATAATTATAGGTGTGTATTACTGATAAATAAGGACCAGCATACGCCATAAAATTAGGAGGTGTAGAACTATCTACAAATGATTGTGAATTCAAAAATTCTACATTATTTTGTTCAGTAGCGTTAGTTGTTGAACCACTTAAAAATAAACACCCACTTCCAGTTGTTAATACGACGGAACTAGAAAAACTAAACTTTTTTGTTAATTTATTAGTAGGTAATGATTCATCAAATCTAGAATATGACCAACTTACACTAGTTTCAGTTCGTGATATTTGATTCCCCGATGTTAAAACATATCGTGAACCCGGATTTAATATTTCTAAATTAGTTCTTTGTATAGAAGAATAATTAACTCCTTCATATATAGCACTTTCATAAACAACTGATAATTTTCTATCAACTTCAAAAGTAGATACTATTTCTGATAGTTTATTATTATTACCTTCAATTTGAAGGGTACTTGGTTGTCCTGTTGTTCCTTGAATATCTTCAAATGGAACCACAATTAATTGATCTACAAAATATTCACCCATACCAAATATTACTGGATTATTCCATGAAAACTCAAAATGAGCAAAATATATTGGATTTTTATCTATAGCAGCTGTTTTACCATATGAACTATCACCTACCCAACTTCCAGCTGGACCTACTACGAACTCAGCATTACTACTAGCAGTAGTATAAAAATTATAATCTGCACTACTTGCTTTACTACCTTCATATCGAGGTAATATTACTTTTTTAGCTGTATAATTACTATCTGGAACTGCAGCTCGTTGTGCTGTTCTATCTAAAATTTGTGGGTTGTTAGAAGCAGTTACTATACCGTTATCATATTTAACTTCCATTAAGTAGGAATTTAATCTACTACTACTAATAT